CCACGATCGGCGCGACCGCCGATTACGCGGCGTATGTCGAGTACGGCACCTCCACGATGGCGCCCCGCGCGCACCTCGGCCCGGCATACGACCGGCACGTCGGGACGTGGATGACCGCCCTCGACCGCCTCATGAGCGGGGTGCTCGGGTGAGCCTGGCTATCCCGCTCAGCGGCTACTACGACGCCGTCCTCGACCTGCTGGCGGGGCACATCGGGCAGGGTGGCGCCTTTCTCGGCGAGCCCCTGGCCGTGACCGACGAGGATGGCGCGGCGCGCCCGTATGCCGCGCTCTACCCCTCCCCAGGCAATCGGCGCAGCGTGTCGCTGTCCGGGCCGTCCGAGGAGGTTCGACTCACTTTCCAGGTGACCGCCGCCGGCGGCGACATTGCCCGCGCGCTGCGGGCTATCGACCGCGTCCGGGCCGCCCTCACCGACGCGGAGCCGCGCGTCGTTGGCCTGTGCACCGGCCCGCTGTCCGAGCCGGACGGCTACGACCCCGGCCCCGTGCGGCACGACACCGCACTCACCCCCAGCCGGCACTACTCGCCGCTCCTGTGGACCGGCCTTATCTGGCTCCCCGAAGGAGGCACCCCATGACCCGACGCAAGGCCGACAGGGCCGCCGACGACAGCCCCGAGCTGTCACTGGCCGACCTGCCCGAATTCGTGCCCGTGCGCAACCGCGCGGGCGGCATCCAGGAGATCCCGAGCCGGTGGCTGGGTCACCCGACCCTCGGCAAGGGATTCACCCTCACGCCCCGCTTCCGCGCCGCCATCGAGCAGCGCGCCCGCGAGGCGTCACAAGCTGCGGCAAGCACCGGCGAGACCGCACACGAGGTCGACGCCGTCGACCTCGACATCGAGCAAGACGACCCCGCCACTAAGGAGGCATGACGATGGGCAAGCGTGTCCTCGCCGACAAGAAGATCAAGCTGACCATTTTGACGACCAAGCCCGCCAACGAGGCGGCCCCGACGGTCACCGAGCTCAATGCTGGGATCGAGGCGTGCAAGAAGGTCCTCTCGGACGGCTTCCGCTTCTCCCCGACCGCGTCCGGCACGGCCAGCGCCAAGGCGCTGTGCGGGTCGAACGAAGAGGCATTCACCGACTCCAACGCCGAGCTGGCCTTCACGCTCTGGCGCTACTACCTCGAAGCCGGCGGAATCGACCCCGCCGACGACGAGCTCTTCCAGGCGGTCATGACCCGAGGCACCACGCTGTGGGCCTACATGCGCAAGACGGACAAGCCCGCCACCACGGCGTGGGTCGCCGCCGAGGAGATTCGCATCGGCGCTCGCTTCACGGTCGACTACCTGCGCGACCCGAGCACCGAGGCATACATCTCGTATGAGGTGCCGACCGCCGTCGAGGACTTCTGGACCTTCCGCGCTGTCGCAGCCGGGGCCTGACGCCTCACCGCCGGCCCCCTGGCCGTCGCGCACCGGTGAGGCGCGGCGGCCAGGGTTCTCACCACCACCAACTCACCGACTCACCGAAGGAGCACACCCCATGTCCGACGCAGGACGCGCCCTCTACGACGACGAACCGACCACGGCGGCGAGCGTCGACACCACACCCGAGCCGAAGGTCGAGGACTTCGACGTCGCCGACTTCCTGGCCGGTGTCCGCGCCTACCGGGAGGCCGTGCTGATCTACCGCGGCGGCGACCTCATCCCCCGGATGCGGGCGCTTGCTGCGCGTATCGAGTCCACCCCCGAGGGCACCAACGTCGACGGCCTCATCGACGACTTCGAGGCGCTGCGCCGCGAGTACGAAGACGGCGGCACGTGGTGGGAGGTCCAGGCTCGCTCCACGGACTGGATCGTCGACTTCCGCGTCCGCGCCGCCGAACGGATTGGCTTCACCCTCACCAAGGACGAGGCGCAGGACATCACCGCACTCGACTACGACATCCGCGAGCGGGTCCTGTTCGAGCAGCTCGCCGCGCAGATCGTCTCCCCGACCGGGGTGACCGCTAAGGCGCTGCGGCAGATGGCCGATGCTGGCGCCGAGGGCGAGGTACGCAAGCTGATGACCGCTATGGCGTTCGTGAACTCGAAGGAGTCGCAGTCCAGCGGCATCTTCCGCGCGGATTTCTCGCAGCGGCGCTCCGGCAACCGCGGGCAGCGCCGCTCCTCCGCGCGCTCCAAGTAGCTGACCGATACCGCGTCCCGGTAGGCCGCTTCCTCGGGCTGTCCTGGCCTGAATGGGGCGACACCGACCGGGACCTCCACCTGGCCTACGAGACGCACCGCGAGACGCTGTGCCCGCAGTGCGGGTCGCCGCTCGAGGTCTGCAGCGACGAGGACACCGAGGGCCGGTGGCAGCCGCGCGTCACCACGTGCCACGTCACCGCCGCCCGAGCGGCCTTCTACGCCGAGCACAAGGACACCGGCCCCGAGACCATGCTCGCCTTCGCGCTGCTCCCCGACGGCGAGACAGCCCGCGACCCGCTAGCCTTCGACCCCGCGCGGGCGCAGGCCGAGCGGGACGCAATGGAGGCGCGCATAGCGGCGATGTAGCACACCCCATCGAGGCCGAAGGGGTGAGTAGGTGTCCGGCGTCAATCGCGTCACCAAGGCGGTCCTCGAGGCCGAGGTCAAGTCCTTCATTGCCGACATGGAGCGCGCGGGCGAGGCCGCTGCCGGCGTCGGGCGCAAGACCGAGTCCGCAGCCAGGCAGGCGACCCGCGTCCAGCGTGAGCAGGCAGCGGCGGCCAAGCAGGCGGCCGACGCACAGCGCGCGGGCCGCAAGGCGTTCGACGAGACCGCCCAGGCCGCCACAAATAGCGCGCTCGTCGTCGGCGCGGCGCTCGTCGCCACCGGCAAGGCCGCGGTCGACTGGGAGTCGGCGTGGGCCGGGGTCACCAAGTCGGTCGCCGGCGCCGGGCAGGAGATGGAGGACTCGCTTCGCGGGCTCGCCAAGACCCTGCCCGCGACGCACGACGACATCGCGGCCGTCGCCGAGGCGGCCGGTCAGCTCGGCGTCAAAACCGGGGATGTCGTCGGCTTCACCGAGACCATGATCAAGCTCGGCGAGACCACCAACCTCACCGCGGACGAGGCCGCCACCTCGATCGCACAGATCAGCAATGTCATGGGCACTCTCGACCGCGAGGGCACCGCCGGGGTCGACCGCTTCGCCAATGCCCTTGTGGCGCTAGGCAACAACGGGGCGTCCACTGAGCGCGACATCCTGAGCATGGCCTCCCGGATCGCCGGTGCGGCCAAGGTCGTCGGGATGACCGAGGCCGACCTGCTCGGGGTCGCCAATGCGGTCTCCTCGGTCGGCATCGAGGCTGAGGCCGGCGGCACTGCGATCAGCAATGTCCTGATCGATATGTCCAAGGCCGTCAAGACCGGCAGCGACGACCTGGAGCGATTCGCCCGGGTCGCCGGCATCAGCGCGGACGACTTCGCGCGGGCATTCTCCGAGTCCCCGGCCGACGCCATGAACCTCTTCGTCAAGGGGCTCGGCCGCATCCAGCAAACCGGCGGCGACGTCTTCACCGTGCTCGACGACCTCGGGCAGTCCGACGTGCGCGTCACCTCCGCCTTACTGAAGATGGCCGGCGCGGGCGACCTGCTGACCGAGTCGCTGCAGACCGGGCGGTCGGCCGCCGAGCAGAACTCGGCGATGCAGGCGGAATTCGCCAAGCGGCTCGACACGACCGCGGCCCGGTTGGCGATTGCCCGCAACAATGCGCGGGACGCGGCAATCACCCTTGGTGACTCGCTCGCCCCGATGGCCGCCGCCGCCGCCGATGGGCTCTCCAAGGTCGCCCAATTCGCGGCCGATCTCCCGGCCCCGCTACGCAATGGCGCGCTCGCCGTCGCTGGTATCGGCTCGGCCGGCATTCTGGCTGCGGCCGGGGTCGGCAAGGTCGCCCAGGCGGGGCGCAGTGCGTCCGAGGCTTTCGACTGGATCTCCAAGCGGGGGCCGCGGGCCGAGAAGGCGATGCTGGGCGTGCAGCGCGCGGGCGTGGGTGTCGGCAAGGCGCTCGGCGTGGCTATGGCCGTGGGCACGGTCGGCGGGCTGCTGGTGGGGCAATCCGAGTGGTCAGGGGTCGACAAGCTGACGCAAGACCTGCTCAGTAGCACCGACGCGCTGTCTGTGTGGGACCGGCAGATCGCGGAGTCGACTAATCGGATCGGCACCATGGACGAGAGCGTCAACTCGCTCTCCGAGGTCTTCACGGCCGCCTTCGACCCGACCCGCTACCAGTCGACCAGCAACGGCATCAATAGCGTCTTCAACGCTGTCACGCTCGGGATGGTCAACAACGAGAGCGCGATCTCGCAGGCCAACCAGGCGCTCGACCAGATGGACGCCACCCTCGCGAGCATCTACGCGCAGAATCCCGACGCAGCCGCGCAGCAATTCCAGGTGCTCGCCGATGCCGCCGCGGCGCAGGGCGTCTCCTTTGACGATTTGATGGACAAGCTGCCCAAGTACGAGGGCGCTATGGCTGCGGCGGCCAATCAAACCCGCCTCGCCGGCGACAGCGCGACCGGCGCGAGCGGTGACCTCTCAGCCTTCGGCGGCGAGCTTTCCAGCACCGGGCAGACCGCGGAGGACACAGCGAAGTCCATGGATGAGCTGGTGTCCTCGCTGCAAGACCTGGGCGCCGAGCTTCTGGGCCAGCGCGGGTCGGCCCGGGACTTCCAGGCCGCGATCGACGACGCCACCTCCTCGCTCAAGGAGAACGGCGAGACACTCGACATAAACACGGACGCGGGCCGGGCCAATCAAGCCGCGCTTGACAACATCGCGTCATCGACGGCCAATTGGGCGGCGAAGTCTGCTGAGGCGGGCGCGTCGGCGTCCGAGGTGGCGGGCATCCTGTCCAAGGGGCGCAAGGCATTCCTCGATTTCGCTGCAGACGCGGGCATGAGTGCTGGCGAGGCGCGCAAGCTGGCGGACAGCATGGGCCTGATCCCGGATGAGGTAGACACGCTCTTCACGACCACGGGGGTCGCTGAGTCGCAGCAGGCAGCGCAAGACCTGACCAGCACCTACTTCGGCGCACCGAAGCGAGTCGACACGATCTTCGACACCCCCGGGTCGGTGGCGTCGCAGGAGCAGGCGGCGACGACGAAGCACTTCTATGAGATGGTCCCGGACGAGGTGGTGACACCCTTCTCGACGCCCGGTGCGGCCGAGTCGGCTAAGGCGGCGTGGGGCGTGGAGTCCAACATCCGGTCGATCCCGAAGTCGTGGTCGTCTCAGATCACGGTGTCGGGTGCGGATGCGGCGGCTAATGCGGCGTGGCGGGTCAAGGCGGCGCTGGACGCGATCCCGCGGCGTGTCGGCTCGTCGGTGATCGTCAACTCGATCTCGCACAACATCCCGCGCGCGCGGGGCGCG